CGAATTCGTTGTCAGCGACGAACATGCCGATGCCGACGGCCGCAGCGATCACGCTTTTGCCGTTCTTGCGCGGCACTTCCCAGTAGCTCTCACGGAACCGGCGTAGGCCCGATTTCTTTTTCACCCAGCCGAACGTCGCGGCCAGGCCAAACTTCTGCCAAGGCTCCAGGGTGATGAGCTGACGCTTGAATGCCCACTCCCCTTTTACGTGCGGCATCATCTGCGCAAGCGCGAGTTTCTTCTCTGCCTTCTTCGGATCGAACTTGTAGGGGAACCCGGCCGACTTGCTTTTGACCAGGTCGTCTAGGTGACGCTGACAGGCAAGTTGCACCAATCGGCACGCTGGTTTGCGACCTCGCACAACATCCCGCGCCCAGCGGTTCGCCGCTTCGACGTTGGGGTGCTTGTAGGCCATATTTATCCGTTTAGGAGTGTTGAAAATTCGTTGGTGCCGGCCGGTTTTTTCCCACCAGTGAGGCGCGATCGGCTCGATGGGTCGAGGCCGAGCAGAGAGCCGAACGTGACCATTTGAGCCATGGCCTCCTTTGCAGCGGTCAAGGCTGGGTTTTTGATGGGCGAGCCCATCGCCGACTGAACAACAACCCCGAACTCAGTGACCGATTTCTGAGCAGCCCGCCAGTTTGCATACGCGGTGCAAAAAGCCTCGACGTTATGCAGATCGGTGACACACAAAACCTTCTCGGCTAGCAGCGAAGGAACAACCCTTGACCACATCTCTTGCGAGTTAGGGCATAGCCACTCTGGGGGTTCAATTTTGGTAACGAGCGCAAAGTCGGGCTCGTTCTTGTTGAGTTTTCGTTTGCCGGGATTACCGGCCAACTCCTTGCTGGCCGTGGGTTTGGGGCGACGGCCGGACCGCCCCTTTACCCCCGGCATCGGCGAGACTCCTGAATTTCATTTTTCGCGGTCGTGTGAACGAGACCTCAGCGCGGTCAGCGAGCCAAAAGTCCCAGACTTCTGACCCGCCCCCCTATCGAAGGGGCCAAATCGATAGATTTTGCCATTTTTCGTGCGTTTCGCATGAATTTCGGCCCTTTTTGACCTGATTTGAGAATCATTCGCGGCGATTCGACTCTCGCGCGGTCTTTTCCTTGTGGCAGTCGTGGTTGATGGCCTGAAGATTGCTCGGGTCATCGGTGCCACCGTTCGCCTTGCCGATGACGTGGTCGACCTCGGTCGCCTCACGCACTCGACCGAGTCCGGAGCAGACAGAGCACTGGCATATGTAGTGATCGCGCTTGAGGATCGAGGCACGAAGGCGTTGCCATGCCGCACCGTACCCACGCGAAGTAGTGCTGCCTGCCCTTCTCTCTCTGACCCAGGCGCCGCGCTGTGAAGCATGGTCGTCGCAGAAGCCTTGCTCAGCCTTCGACTTCACCAGATTTGGGCAGCGCGTGGATCTACAGGGTCTTGCCGCCATCAGTCTTGCCCTCAGGTTGGTTCGATGGCGCTGGCCTGATCAGGCTCTTGGCCCTTTCGATTGCCTCCAGCGTCCACTTGATTGCCCGGGCACGGCGAGCAGCACATCCACTGCAAGCCATCACTCGGCACGCCGGGGCAGCTTGAAGTCAGCGAACCGATCAGCAAGGTCAGCGATTTTCTTCACACCGAGGAAGCCGATGAACACACCAGCAGCAGTAGCGAAGTTCTGAGGCAAGCCGAAGTACTCAAGCAGCGGGATTAGGCCAATGGTGATCAGCGTGCAGAGCGAGGCTTCAAGCAGCGCCTGTCGCCGAGTGCCACCACCGTAGATGATGCGCAAGGCACCAACCACGAAGGACAGTCCACCGGCATAGATCGTCGGCGAGTGCTGGCTCAGCCACGCGAGAACGAGCAGCCAGGTGTCTGGTTTGTCAGGCATGTTTGACATCTCGGCATCCTCCCTTTCGGGGAGTAAATAGATCCGGCTCCAGCAGCACTCCCAGCCGGGAGCAATGGGTGTGGTGGAGCCGAAAACGAAAAAGCCCCGCACAGTGGCGAGGCTCAGATGTAGAAAGCAAAAAGCCCAGCGAGTGGCTGGCCTTGATAGATGATAAGTAAAAATTAGCTGCCGTTTTCAGCCGATAAGATCATCGTTAAGTAGTGGCCACGTGATATTTTCGTCAACTCACCAACTGCATAGGAGGCAGAAAATATGAGCACCGATCACATCGCCCGTTTTAACGAAGTCTCGACCAGGATTCTTAAGGATCTATACCGAAACTTCCCAGTTCCGCACTACTCGACACCTAATTCGATAGGCCTGACTGATGAAGTTCCCGATTTTAGTAACAATGAAGAAAAGTCGAGCGACGAATATAAAGCTCTCGCTAAGGAGCTTCGAGCGGCTTTAACTTGGCTTATCGAAGAGGGCTTCGTCTGTGATCGCCAATACAGGTTCGGTCCAAGCCACACTCTAACCAGTGAAGGATTAAAGGCACTGCAGCGAATCGATCCTGAATTCCAAGCTCCAACCATCACCCATTAGAAAGCAAAAAGCCCGACTCAAGGGTCGGGCTTTGCTCGCGGAAAAACCGCAAAGTAACTGAAATCTATAGTTCGTCCCCGGCCCTGTCAAGCAGCCTCGCGACGAAAATCTAAAGCACCATCGATCCACGCAATGCCGGCCTTCCAGAGCTGCCGGGTCTTCTCCTCACCGAAGCCAAGCTTCTTGCCCACATCGACCAGCGCCTTGTCCCGAGCGGTGTAGTACTTCATCAGCACGTTGCCGCATTCCGGGTACCGCTTGAGCAGTCGACCCATCAAGCCATCGATCATCAGCGCATCGTCGTCAGTGATCATCGGTGTGTGCAGGGTGTTCTCACGTGACGCGCAGCAGGACACGCCAGAGCCCAACACTACCCAGCGGCCCCAATGCTCGAGCAAATCTTCAGCAGTACGCTCGGTGAAGCTTCTTGTTCTCGCCATCATTAATCCCCCGTGAAATTCGATCCGCCGACACCGCGACGGTTGTTCTGGTGGTACTGCGCCGCTGGCCCTGACATCAGGGGCGCCCGCTTCAGCGCTTCGACCTGCTGCTGGACCTGCTGCAATTTCAAGCTCAGCTGGGTGACCAAAAACTCCAATGACAGCGCGTAACCGGTACCGGCCTCTACCCACCCAGACGCATTGCACTGGGCACAGTGCTAGGTCGTGGAAAACACCCTTGATGAACGCCTTCCCTTTGCATGCCGGACACGATGCCAGCTCTATCTGTTGGGCGTTGAAGGCGGGGCCATGCTGCTTTTTCATCATTTTTAAACCTCGCCATTAACAAATTGTGGAATCACCTTGCAGGCCCCGTCATTCGTGGCTTGCAGGGTGTTTTGCGAATCTTCATATCTAACGCCTGTCTGCCCGTGAATCGCCTTGAAGCCGCGTCCATCTAACCAGTCGTGCCACTTCACCAACGCCAGTCGACGCTGCTCGGTGGCCTGGGTGTTGATGTAGGTCGAGGCGATCTTGCCCAGCGAGTGGTTGAGCAGCATCTCGCCGATATGGCCGTCGATGCCGAGGTCAGTCCATGCGGTACGGGCTACTTTGCGCAGGTCGTGGCTGGTCCACTCGCCCATACCCAGCCGGGTGAATACGGCGCTCGCCTGGTTATCACTGAGTGCCAAGCCACGGCGTGACGGGAACAGGTAGGCACCTTGATACCCGGCGGCCGACTGGACCGAGCGGTAGCGACGCAACAGCGCGCATGCCTGGTCGGTCAGTGGCAGGCGATGCTCGGTCCGGGTCTTGGTGTGCTCGGCGGGGATGAACCACTCACGCTCAGGCAGCGCAATGTCGGCCCAGCGGGTCATGCGCGTCTCGCCGATACGGGTGCCGTGGCAGAGCATCATCAGGGCGAGCATGGCGTCACCCGGCGTTGTCTCGAAACGCTCGATCAGCAAGCTGAGCACGTCAGGGATTTGGACACCGCGCAGGCGTGCTGCCTTGGGCACGATGCGAGCGGTGGTGAAGTCGGCGAACTTCATGCCGGCCATTGGATTCATCGGGATCAGGTCCAACTTGTGCGCCTGGCGGAATGCGGCGGACAGCAGACGATAAAGTTGCTGGACGTAGGACAGTGACAGGATGGCCTGCAGCGGCCACATCAGCATCTGATCGAGACTCTGTGCGCTGACGTCGCGAATCGGCAGATCGGCTAGGCGTGGTTTCAAGTGACAGGCGATCGCGGTCTTGCCGCCGGCTTTGCGCTTGTCCGACAGAGAGCGATCCCGGCACATGCGGTCACCATACCAATCGAGCAGATCCCCGACTGTGCTCCATGCCTCGATGGCAGCACTTGCGCTGGGCTTCAACACCAGGCGCTGGCGAAGTTCCGGCAGCACCGCCAGCACGGCGTTGGCCTTGAGGTCGGGATATCCAGCGATCCGGCGCCATGACCGCTTGACCACTAAGTACCAAGAGCCGCGCGCCCTGCCCTCATTGAAACGAAAGTACAGGCCTGGGTGACGCGGATCACGCAGGGTGTCGACTGATGGATCGGCGGCCTGCCGTCGAATCTCGGCGTCGGAGAGATTTACGGCGGCCGTACTCATTCAGCCACCGCGACGGACTCAACGATCGGATAATCCCGTATGTGCACGCGCACCGCGCCACCGGCAATCGGAGCGCCGATGTTGATGGTCGTCACGAAGTTCTTGTCATCGATACCCAGGCCATCCGCTACGCCGTCCCGCCCAGCCTTGAAGCGCGCCAGCAGGTTGTCGTCGTCATAGGAACGTCTATTCGGGGGGCAGAACGTCACCCAGAAGTACTTCTTTCCGGACAAGCGCGGCCCCTTCGCTGCCAGCGCGATGAGGCTGCAGGCCAATCGGTACGCCTTGGAGTGCTTGTGCTTCTGCTTCCAGTGCACCCGGGCATTCGGGCTCAGTTCTTTCGGTGGCCACGGCAAGACCAGATCGATCATGCGGTCGGGCTCCAGACCTGACTCGACCTCCCTGACAGGGGTGGTGGTGAAGGCGTTCATGGTTGCCGGCTTCATTTGCGCTCACCCCGCGCTTTTTGGTACCGGTCGTTGAGGCGACGACACACTTCGTAGAGCGCCCAACTGGCGAGGATTATCAGGACGAGCAAAGTCATTGGGTCGATCATGCAGCCCCCTTTACGGTCAGTATTCCGGCCCGAATCAGGGCCTCATGTGTTTCGGCGATGGCGCGCGGCATGTCCTGCCAATCGACCTCGCCGGCGCCTCGGCCGTCGATCACGTCATGGCAGGCACTGCAGGCGTACACCGCGACGGTGTCGAAGCCTTTCATGCCCACGCCTTTCTGCCCGCAAGGCAGGTGCGCGAGCACGGTCGTGGCCGGGTTGTAGTTGCAAGTGCCTGGCAGGCGGACGGTGCAGTCCTGGCCATTGGCCGAGGCGCGTAGTTTCTTCGAGGTCAAGCGCATACCCGCTCTCCGGTGATGACGTCGACGACTTCGTAAGTGCCAGGCCACATCCACGCCCCGTAGCGTTTGGCCATGGCCGGGTCCACGAACAGTGCCAGGGCATGGTCAGGCGTTGAGCCAAGCTCGACCTTGAACGAGCAGCAGAACACTGCAAAGCGGTAGGTATCGATTTCCGGGGTTGCCAGTCGACGATCAGGCACAGGCACCACCTCGCGAGCGCAGAGCACGGAGTTGAGCCAACGCCTGATTGCCAACCGCTGGGGTGCGCTCGGGTGCCGGCCCAGCCAACTCTGCTACCGGCACAGGACCGAGCTGCTCGCCCATCCAGACCTTGCGGACCTGCTCCAGATACCGCTTCTCGAAGCTGATCAGGCCCAGTTCCCGGCTGAGCAGTGGCAGGCTGTTAAACCCTGCGGCGGCGGTCGCGTGGTAAACGGCCGGGTGGAACCACTTCGCGATGCCGTGCATCGTTGGATGGCAATTGCGCAGAGCTTGTTTGTAAGCCGTCTCCACGCTCGGCAACGGTGGGCTGAGCATTTCCGGCGTTGGCACGCAGCCTTGAATGAACTTGCCAACGCTTGGGATGAAGTCGGAAGGCTCGGCGCGGCAACGGACCAGCCCGATGTCGATCTGCTCCTGGGTGCAGATACCGTTCTCGATGAACGCCTGCAGCCAGGTTGCCTTCGATTCCATGTAGGCCTTCTTGTCCGGCCACGCCTGGCGCCATGCTGTGCGGATCGAACGCATCTGGCGGAACAGCTGGTTGATCACCTTGCCAGTTTCGCGGGCTTGATCTTGCAGGGCCTGCAACGAAACCTCAGTGTTCGCTTCGATGAGTTCACCGTGGCGAACTTTGGTCATGGCCTGGGCCGCTACCGTTGAAACCATTTTCATTTGGCACCCCCATTCATCCATTCGGTGTCGGTGTCGTCGAACTCATCCGTCTGCGCTGCAGCACCGGCGGTTCTGGTCTTATCTCGCTTTGCCCACTTGACCAGTTCGAAGCACCAACCCGCAGCGCTCTGGACTGACGCCGGGCGGGCAACGTAGAAACCCATGAACGTTTCGAGCAACTGGTCAGTGATGACTTCGGCGGGAAGTCTGGCGATTGCAAGCTGGTCGGCCAGAGCCTTCTCGTTCGGAGTCCAAGCGGCGAACATGGCGAAGCGTTGGCGATCATCCAGTGCCTCGATAGCCGCCTGATCCTGTTCAGCAATCACATCGACAATCGGCTGCCGCTGCTGCTGTTCGGTTCCTTGATGGTTAATTGATGTATTGGGTGCAGCCGCTGCACCCCGTTCTGTTCCAGGCTGCACCCCGTTCT